TGAGCGAACCACGCGTCAAGGGTAAAGGTGTGTTTCATTGGTTGTTGAGTTTAGGCATTGGCAGTGGTGTGGATGAACGCTGGAAGCGGATGAACCTGAACCAGTCGCGGTGTTGCTTGCGCCACACTGCTTCGGCAATCTGCTTTGTTCGGGTTGAATTGGTGTTCGCTTCAAAGATGTAGTTGACGTGAAGCGCGTACATTCCGCTGGGTTGCTTGTGGATGTACGCATCCACCACCTTGCCATTGTCAAGCGTGATGGGTGTGTGAGCGATGATGTCGTGTTTCATTGGTTTGGGTTTAGAGGGTTAATGTCTACCGAATTGGTATATGCAAATATACATACATATATATATATGTTCCAAATGTTTTTTTATTTTTTTTTCTGCGTTTCCAGCGCGTAAACGCACTTTCCAAAAAAAAGTTTAGAAACGACCCCTTCGCGAAGCCTCGATTACAGCCGCATCAAGCGGAAAGCCAAGATGGACAGCACCAATCCGAGTGCTATTCCGAACCACACAAACACCATCCGATTCTTGCGCTTTGCTGGTGCTACTTCCACGACGCGCTCAATCGTCACCGTGTCGCGCTCTACGATGCGTTGTAAGACCGTATCTCTGCGAAGTTGTATCCGAATACCACCGCGATAATTTGATGCGCTTAGAATGCTTGTTTTGGTGCTGTCGGTGAATCTGAACTGACGAAGGATGCCTGCACTATCGCAGGGGTTGTCAATGTATAGCTCGGTGAAGCGCGGTACTTCAATCATAACGCTGTCCTTCTGCACCACTGTTGTCGTGCGAACCTCCGCCGCTTTGCGGCAACATCCCACGATCAGGATGCTAAATATGACTATATTCAGCTTTGGCATTGAATGATGGGCAGGCTTTATTGACCTTTGGAAAGTCGCGATGGCCTTGAATCTTTGCGTCTGGGTACTTGGCCCGCCACGCGTGGAGGACTTGACTGATCGCGTCTTTCTGCCCTTGCGTGCGGTTGTCCAATGGATTGCCGCGCGAATCAATGCCGCCAATATAGCTGACGTGCAGGCTAACGCTATTAAACCCAGCCACCCCATTACATACCTGCTCATCCGTTGCCAAAGTGATAACCTCTCCATTTGCTTTTACGATTTTGTGATAGCCACTCGCTTTCCACCCTAAACGCTCGCGCCAGTGACGCTGGATGCTTTCAACGGTTGTCGTCTGCGGTGTCGCGGTACAATGCACGACTAAGTACTTTATTGTCCGCATCAGGTCGTGTGGAATTTAGCGTCTATTATTCGGGTGTCTTTCATTTTGTCGTTCACCTTAATAATTATTCGCTCGACGTTTAAGGTCATCCAATATCCGCCCAGTGGCTTGACTGCTCTGCCACGCTCGACTTGGAAGCCGCCTTCACCTGCGCCAAACTCCTCTTTATAGGTGCTTGTCCGCAGTTGATGCACCCTGCGATGCGATATCATCTTGCGCGTTCTGTTGTAATGGTGAACCATGTTAATGTGGTGGTACAGCTCGTGAACGTGACCTTGCCACGTTAGGTCGTAGCCTTCGGTGTTGGCCATCATCCGTTGGTCTTGGATTACGCCCTTTGTCACTGGGCCACCTCCGCCTGATCCGTGAAAGTAGTGGATGATAAATGCCGTGTTCCGAGAATGTTCATCTCCGTCAGTACTCGTGTCCATGTTGATTTGAATAGTGCCACCATATCCGCCAATCTGCACGTTAGTGCCGTGCTTGTAATTAAATATGGCTTGGAACTGCCGAAGCGCATCGAACTCCGTGTGTCGCAGTACGCTCGTTTCGTGGTTGCCATAACCAATCAAAGCAAGGTGCTGGGCGTAAGGTGCGAACCATTCTACCGCATCTTCGACCACTGCTTGCAGGTAGTTGCCTTTGTTGTGTTCAGGTCGAATCTCATCCTTGCTGCGTCTTGGATCTCCCTTTCCCTGCATTAAGCAGAAGAAGTCGCCATTGACGATGATGGGTGCGTTACGCTCAACCGCTTGATCCAAGTGCTTTTTCAGCAGTGCGCGGTCGCACTTCGGGTTGTCCCAGTGAAGGTCGCTTATCAGCAGAAATTCAGCGGTCTTGCCATCGACTTCAATCAGGTGTATGTTCGGCTGAATCTGCTTGAATTGGTGTAGCATTTAGGGTTTTTAGTAGTTTGGCTTCAAGAACTTCCGCAATCTTGACTCCACTGAATCCCACCAAGAATGCCAAGCCGTACTGGATGTTGGGTGCGTCAATTTTCAGAAAGCCGATCAGCACAGGCGCGAGGTATGTCGCGCATAATGAACCGCTGAACACGCTGACCAGTTGCAGCTTCCAGTTTTTTTGCTTCGGAAGCAGTAAAAGCGATCCGAGGAAGCCTGCAATGGTTAGGCCGATGTTGATGCCGATGCTATTTAGGAAGTCTTTCATTATAGTCCTTTGTGTAAGTTTCGTCCCAGCCAAGGAAGGTGTGTACGCCGACGGGTGGCGGCCACGTTTCGTATTGCTCCCAATCAGGTGCAGGTTGGTCATCCCACAGCAAGTCCACGCAGTAGGTGTTGTCGATTTCGCCCAACTCCACGCAGGTGGCATCGGGTTGGGAAAGCGTGAAGAAAGCCTCAAATTCGGCTTTTGTTGGGAAGGCGTACTTGCGGAAGGTAGCCATTACGTTAGTCGGGTGAGTGATGCAAGTTGGTCATTTGATAGCCTTGTGGTGTAGATGGCGGCGGCGCGAAGCCTTTTTGTCGAATACAAGTCATTTGTTACGCGACCATTTAATCGAATAGCCGACAATGACAAAGGCAATGCCCCTGAACTTGTCGCTATTTGTACGCCATTTCGATATAGAACCATACCACTTGAAGAATAGGCCAATGCTAATTTGCCGTTATTGGATGAAACTGTACCTGAGCCAAGTGTATTTGCACCATTTGAAGCCGAAAAAATATTCCACAGGCCAGTTGTTGGGGTACGATAAATCACGATTCGATTGTTATTAGTGCCATCATCTATACTGAATATAGGATTATCGAGTATATCTACATCCAAAACCTCCGCATAAATCGTCCCCTCCGTCTGCCCGATATACCCACTCACCCCCGACACGGAGCAAACCTCCGCGGCGCGGGTTGCGGATGCGGCTGTCGTTGGGATGTACGAAGTCGGGATTGCGCCTGTTTCGAGTTGTGCGCCCCAGATATACATATTGTTAGTGCCAGCCGTGCCGATGTACGATTGATTACCAGCCGTGTCATATAGGTTAATAAATATCCTTGCGCCACCTGTAAAATTGGAAGTACCAATATTTGTACACCTATACCATCCATTGCCATAGTTTTCTATCGTCCCACTTCCTGAAGTGATTGTTCCTGATGTAACATTAAAAATGGTGTCCCCAATACCAATAACGGCTTCGTTATCTCTCCGCAAGACTATACGCAAAACTGACGATGTCCCCGCTTTGACAAAAAGTGAAGTGCTATAAGTAGTCCCACTGACTACTGATATTGACCCAGCACTTGCGGGAACAGGAGTTGTATAAATTCTATGCGACGTGCTTCCAGTCGTTACACTATCCGCAAGAAGGTCAGCCGTATTGCCTCCAGCAGGGTCGAGTGTTGCAGTTACATTGGGCGTTACTGTGACATTAGACTGTGTCCAATTTCCACTGACATCAAACGCTTGACTTTGAAAAGCCAAATTCTGCCCACTCGCCTCCACCAACAAGGCAGGGCACGACTGCCCCAGCCAGTCAATCCGAGGCACTCCCGAAGCCACCGATTCAATCCTGCCACTCGCATTCACCCGCGTGGCGGTGGTCGCTCGGGTGAAGGTGAAGTCAGGCGGTGCGCCATCTCTCGCCACGCCATTGGCATCCACAGTGACAAATCCGCTTGTGGTGTTGATGATAGGCATAGGCGCACTTCGCTTCTGCAATTGCGGTGAAGCAATTCTAATCGTGTAGTCCAATGTCTGACCGCTTGCGATTGCGTGTCCCCACCGAACCTGCACCCTGTCTGCACCGCCGCCGCCATTAAGCGTGCGGGTTAAATTATATCGCGTTAAACTTGAAGTGAGCGTTGACAAATCCAGCGACGAGCCAGTGACAAACGTTGTTCCTGAAACCTCCTGCAGTTGATAATTCGGACTAATGCCAGAAACAGCACCCGACACCAACGCCAAATAAATGCTTGCAGTAAAGACCGCCCCTGACGTGAATAGCATATTGCCGCTTACAGGTGATGGACTTGGCAGTTGCCGCAAGTTGAAGTTACCTGATGCCAACGCCGTGCCACTCACCGTTACGTCAATATAGTTGACCGTTGCACCATCCGCCGCAGTCGTCTGACCGCTTGCCGAATAGCTGACAGTGATGCCCGAAGGTGGCGCAACCGCACTCCACAAATTCGGAATGACCGAACCTGTCGCACCTGCCATCACATTATTCTGAATGTAGTTGGTGCGCGTGTTTGGGATTTGATTGTAAACAACGCCATTGCGCGTCAACTGCGGCACAATCAGGATAGAAGGCTGAACAATTGTCCGCTGCTGCAAATCTAACGCCCTGCCATCCAAGCAACTGCCTGCCGCCTCCTTTGAGCCTGCGTCATTGGAAGCACGCACAGCCGCATCTGCCGCATTCTGCGAAAGTACACCAGTGCGCCTTATTGCCTCAAAAGGCAACGCATATCCGTGCGCTAATGCCATCAGCTGTACGCAAATACGTTGCCGCCTGATACCGTGACCGCGGCTAATTTCAAGCCGTTACGCGCCCTGACAATCATCCCTGTCATCACTGTAATGCCTGATAATCCCAAGTACGTCAGTGCGTTGTTGCCCTCGCTGTCGGTCAGCGTGGTGAAACTCGTGGATGCATTCACCACAAGAAATTCAAACGCCTGACCTGTCACCGCGCCTGTCACTACGGTTATCGCGCCGTAGCCTCCCAGCATCGCGTCTAATTGTTGCCCAATGTTCATATCGCTATTTTTAGTTAAATACCACTTATGTCGGAACTTCGCAAGAATTGTGTGGATATTCAAAGTCAAAGTTGGCCGAAGCCTGCCATCCAGCAACCTTGTCATCCCTCGCCTCCACAAACCGCGTTGCACTAACCGCATCTTGTAAGGTGTAATCCTTTGCAGGGTCGTTCGTGAACTTGCTGATAAAGTCGCGCATAATGTACAGCGTGTCGTTCAGCACCTCGTCTTCATTGTCCGTCCACCGCGCCACTACGCTACCTGTGACCGCCGTAGATAGGTTGCGGCTATCCTCAACCCTGTCCATTATCAGCACGCTAACGCCAAGCGTAAGCGCACCAACGCCTACGGTCATCGATTGCAGGTCAGCAAACAGCAAAGGGTAAACAACCCTATCCCTGTCGGTTGTCCGTAGGTTTATCGTGTTGTCCGTCCCGATTGCCAGCGGGTCGCCGAATCCCACGCTGTTGATTTGTGGATGTGCCGCCGCAAAGGTCAGCAGGTCGTTCTTTAATTGCACCCAACTCATAGTACTGCTTTAATTTGTTGATATTTTTCGCGTGTGCCATTAAAATGGGTAAAAGCGTTTTTCAGGATAGTCAAGCGGGTCACGGAAGCGGCCACGCCTTCCCAACGCCATCCCAGTTTCGTAACTACTGCCATTCGGGTAAATCGTGTCGATAGCCGTTGGTGGGTTGTCAAATAGCGGATAACTGGCGTGGTTCTCTTGCAAGTAGCGGGTAATGCGCTCCGTGTACCACTCGGCATCATTCTTTACCTTGTCCATCAACTTAAACACCTCATCCACGCTCATCGGGTTGCTTTCGGTGCTGGTGCGCCTGTCCATACCTTTGTTCATATACTTGAACGACAGCACCATCGGAAGTTCAAAGTACATCCATTGAATGATTGCAGGTTGGATGTAGTCCTCCAATAGCGTCGTGTTATTTGCTGAAACCGTGCCGCTGACCACTTGCGCCTGAACCTCTTTATACAAAGCCGAACCCAGCGCAGGTTGGATGTGCATATCCTGCGCCTTGACAATCGTCGGCCTGATCTGCGTGTAGCTGATATTCTCGTTAATGACCGAATTTTCAATCAAATACTCCTCGCTTACAAATAGTGCAATGCTCATTCTACTACGCGTTTAACTGTTGTTCCTTTTTTTACTACCAATTGCTGAACCCACATATGTCTGCAACTTGGCCTGTGGTTGCCGTTCGGAAGGGTAAACCAACCGCCTCTGCGCTCCCAAACATTCCACCCAACCAACTGCCCGATGTCGTTTATATCGCTCCTTGTGTACAACTTTGTCGCGCTCAAATCCAGCATTGTTTGGCAGAACTTGCGGCTTTTGTCGTAGCCATCCGCCTTGCTCAATCCTGCATATTCTGGCCGCCAATCGTAGCGATAGCGCACCTCCACCACTTCCTCCTCAACTGGCGTTTCTTTCGTTGCGATGTCAATATCGCGGCTAATCGGGAAGCGGTTTTTTTCCAGCAGATAGGCAATCCGTTTGCGAATCTTCGCAGGGCTGACCTTCAACGCCTCGGCTATTTCTTTGACCGTTGCCAGCCTGTTCTTCTTGCGATAGGCCATTATCCGCTTGTCCAACTTCTCCTCCTCCTCATCGACCGCAAAGGTTTCAGGGTCACCTTCCAATGCCAACTCCCACTGGTCTACCACGTCAAAGGCTTCCGCGTCATCGCCATATTGCGACCCAACAGCCGCCAACATCCGCATCTCTGCATCTTCGCCTTGTGCGCTGAACTCGGCCTGTCCATCAGTCAGGAAGTCGTTAATCTGCTCGGCGGTCAATCCAAAGCCACTGCCCAGCATCGTCCGTGCCTGCGCCTCGCTAATCTTGCCTGACTGGAAGTTGCGCACTATCCGCATCAGGTGCTGAAACTGCCGGCCGGTCATCGTGCGCAGTGCCTCATTGACCGGCTCGCTTGCCAATGCCTCCGCCGCAGGTGCGCCTTCGGGTTGCGTGGCTTCTTCTTCCAATGGTTCAAGCCCTGCCTTCTCTCGCAGTTCGTTGCGCGTCATTATCTGCGTCAGCACCTGTTCGCTTAACTGCTCGGTCACTGGGTCAGTTGGGCATAGGTATAAGCCTTCAATGTCGTTGAAGCCTGCGATGTAGTTAATCATCCGCTCGACAATCATCACCCGCGCATTTACGTAGGTGTTTTTGAACAATTCGTAAGCCTCAATCAATTCCTTCCTTCCACCCAACTGCCCTTCGGTTTTAACGCCAAACAGCATCGGGTTGGTGACGTTGTGCGCGACAAATATTTCCTCTTGGATTTGCTTGTTCAGTAGGTCAAACTGCTTGTCAAGGTCGCTCGGCGTTAGCGATTGGATGCTTGGCGCGCTTTCCTTGCCGCTACTAAACGTAAGCACGAATCTACCTGCGTTCCCTGCCCCGCTGAACTTGCGGCGCATCATCCGCTCAATCTCATCCTTTTCTTCTTCGGTCGGGATGCCATCAGCGAAGTTAATCAGCTGACCGCCCCAAAACTGGTTGCGGATGTTGTTGATGTGAAACCGCGCTATCTCTGCGTCGCACTCAATGTACGCGAGCGCACCTTGATAGTTCGGAAGCGGGTAATGCTGAACGCCTGCCGAATAATGGCGATAGTAAAACATCTGCTTGCCAACGCGATTCTTCTCGTCAAACTTCGGCATCTTCTCCACCTCGTTGCCTTTCGGGAACTGCTGAATCATACGCGCATCGTACCAATCGGCAATCAGGAACATCTCATCATCAAGCGACACCCGCACCTTTTGAAATGGCACGTGTTCAACAAAGGCGATGCCACCGCCACGATTCCACGTGACTGCAAGCGCGAAGCCGTTAAACAACTCCAAATCCAGCACCAACTTCTCGGTCAGGTCGTTCAAATCGTCCTCAACATTCGGGTCGCGGATGAACTCCTCCGCCCTTGCTTGCTGTTCAACCGTGCCTTTATCGCTCGCCTTCCATCCCTTGCCTACGATGTAGTGAACCTTGCCGTTGACGATGGCGCAGTGCTTCGCGCTTTTGTGGTAGTTGTCAAGCAGGTAGTAGGGGTATTCGTTGCGCTCACCAAACATCACCATATTTGCCTGCTTGTTTTCCAGCATAACAGGCAACTGGTAGTCCGTGGTGGGTATAAAACTAAATGCGAATTTAGAAGCTGACATAGGTGTTGTTGTTACTTGGTGCAACGTAGGTTTCAACTGCGGGTTCGATATATGCAAGCCCTGTTTCGACCACTCTTGGCGTTCCCATCAGGAAGCGGCGCATCGCTCGCGTGTGGCGGTTGGTTTGCGACTTTTGGTGAGCGTTGGTATTGCCGTTATTAAAGTCAATCGTGTATGCTTGCGTTGCGCTTGATTGGGTTGATGACCAATAGCTTTGATTTGCGAAGTTGCCCAAGCCATCAGCCGCAAGTTTAGTGTACATTTCGGCCAATTCATCAAGCGAAGGAAGAAACCAATCGCTATACCCGTTCAGGGTCAATTGGTCGCAAATCCTCGCGCTTATACCCGATGTAGCGCAACTTGCCACGATTAACGCCGTGTTTGCCGAGCCTGTGCCGACTGCACTCAATGTGCCGCTTATATCCGTTCCCTGACATCCCCACGGCGCGTCCGTGCTTTGGTCAGCCGCCGCACTAATATATGCATAGCCGCCATCCTCAAACACAAACAAGCCACCACCAAGTGCGTCACCTGCCGCGTAGCCGTT